TGCCGACTGAGTAGTTATTTTAAGTTTGTCGCCTTCTTCTAAAACAATGTAAGCATTGCCATCAAACTGAAGATAGTTTTTTGATGTGAAAGTGTATTGAGTCAATATATCAAGAGTGCTACTAGCACTTGAGTCAAACCATTGAACAGTTATGTGCTTGGTAGAGCCGCCTGTATTGTGTATATACATTACAGTAAATTTGGCGTAGTAGCCCTTGGGACAGGTATAGACTGTTGTGTCTACTGCCGCTGTGGGACTAACTCCAACCGATAATGCTCTCATTTGCTTGCCTTCGCCTTATTTCGTGATGAAATTGCTCTAGCCTTTGCCTTTGCGTCAGCCTTGGAATCAGCACCCCAAGCCTTCAGCGAAAGAAGCAATCGAGTCGGTTCTCCGTTCTTGTACTCTGCACCGCTATTACCAGCCATACGAGCCAAGAAACTTGCTCTGCGAGGATTATCCCCCGACTTTACTGGTGCTTTTAGATTGCCACCAGTTTCCGCATTATAAGATGATCTTCCCTTGGAGTTCAACCCCCCTTTAGGATTTTTACCTTCGGAGCGTTGCCAAGCGGGAGTTTTCATCACTTCACCTTTTTTGGTTTCTTTGCAGTTTTAGCAGACTCAATAAACGCTTTGGCAGTTGGCGCACCTTTGCTACCAACTTTACGCATCCGTTCACCAGAGCCTGCTTTAATTCTTGCTTGTTTGGCATTGATATTGGCATAAAGTCCTTGTTTCATTTCTTCTTCGCCTTTCCTGCCTCAGACAAAGCAATAGCAATCGCTTGCTTTTGAGACTTGACAACCTTGCCACCCTTGCCTGAGTGCAGATCGCCTGCCTTAAATTCGCGCATGACTTTGCTAATTTTGGCTTGTGCTTTGGTCTTTTTCATTTGCCACGACCTGTTTTCTTCATCATGTTCGTAGCAGTGCGCTGACCACGTATAGGCATACCTTTAGGCTTACCAACAGCAACCATAATGGTCACAGGAAGACCCTTTTTCTTGCCATACTCTTTAGCCTCTTTCTCGCCCTTTTCAGAGTAAGCAAATTTCTTTTTTCCGACCATAGGCATAGGATTTCCCCTTATCTAAGTAGTTTTCCAGCAACAAAAGTGATTACGCCACCAGCCATAGAAGCGATGGTCATACCCATCCAAAATCCACCTTTTGACTTGTTTGCCAACTCAAGGAGTGCCTTGACATCATTGGCCAGCTGGTGAACCTCAGTCTGCAAGGAGGCAACCTGTGCCTCTAACTTGCCAAAATCTCTAGCATCAATATCACTCATACCAGTAATTCCTTACGGGGTCTACCCATAGGTTTCTTCAAAGTTAATGTCTGCTTTGTTTCATCAACTTTTACCACCTCAATAGCAGCAGAAGTATCAACCTCTGTGTATTCGGGATTGGTTTTCATGGTTTTAATGTCGTAGTCATCTCTGAACTCTACAACTGTCCCACTTTGATTGCATCTGAACAAAGCCATTTAATTCCTTAATGAAGAAAGGGGGGACAAGTCCCCCCGATCTTTAGACCATACGAACTACAACAATTCGCATAGTGGTGGATGCCAAGTCAGCGGTTGAGCCAGACTCGTTTTGGATACGGAATTTGACAGTATCTGCGGCTGAGACATAACCTGTCACAGTCAAACCTACCAAATCAACGCCCAAAGATGCACCGATAACCATGTCACCCAAGGCAACGCCTGGGATCGTAATGTCATCAGTCTCGCCTGCGCCATCAACCAAAGAACCTGCGTTCAAAGTTGCTTTAACAGCCCATGTATCGCTGAAAATGCCACGGAATTGGTCATTTCCTCTGCGACTTGTTACTGCGGATGCGGTTGCCATGTATTTTCTCCTAATTAGTTAAAAAAGTCCCCCTCCCACTAGGGCAGGGGGCGCAACTGCAATTAGGCTGGTACTGCCAAAGCAAACGCAGATGAAGACAAAGCCGCACCAGTAGTAGCTGCTGTACGAACTGCCTTCACTCCATACAAAGTGTCAGAAGTGAACAATGTAGCAAGGTATTCTTGCTTGTATTGCACTTGTGAACGAACAGCAATTTGCTCAACCAAAACCATAGCATCACGATGACCCATCAAGCAAATGCGGTCTGTGGTGGAGTTGCCAGCACCAGTATCAGCATTTGAAGTGGTAAACACAGGGATACCATAGAGTTGACCAATTTCACCATTGCGGATTGCATCTCCATTACCCACAAATGCTTGCTCTGTATAACGAGCCAAGCCCATCAGCGTGTTACGGCTTGAGGGTGGGATGATGAAGAATCGACCATCCATAGGAGTGTCATTGTCATCAAGGCGTTGGATGGTTCTGCGGATAGCGGCATCTGTCAATGCAGAAGCATTGCTACTTGTGCTGTTATAAGCAGTAGTGCCATCACCACCAATGAAAGCCTTAGTAGTTGTATTGCTTGTCGCATAGTCATTTGTTCCCACAGTTGCGCCATTGAAAGCACGACCCAATTGGATCAAATCAGTATCGACTTGCTTAGCCAAGGCATAGCCAGCGTCTGCTGTGTAGAAGTTACGCAAGCTGTTTAAGGCTTGGGCTTCTACGATGTCTTCGATCAAACGGCTATATTCATAGTGTTTGTTGATAGACACTTGCACTTCAGTCTCTGTGGCGGCAATCAAAGTGACTGCTGTCTCAGCGGCTTTTAGTGAGGCTGAACCACGGGTAGGTGCAGGGATATGAACCACATCACCCTTCTTACCCTTGAAGTTCATCTTCATTACCGCATTAGCGACAACGAGGTTCTTTTTGTAGGCCGCAATGATTTCATCACTCCAAATTTCAGGAATGAATTTTTCTGCGGTGGTGGTTGTGACCGAATTGGTCGGGCTAAATGCTGTTGCCATGTTAAATCTCCAAAAAACGATAGGTTAATTACTTAACCCGTCCATCTGCGTATGCTTGCATGATTTCCTCACTCAAAGCATCGTATCTGTTCGGGTCTGTCATCTTCAGCCGAATAAGGTCAGCCCTTCGATAAACTCTCTTTGAACTCTCCCCAGAACCGCCTACATCCACAGTTGCCGCCTTCAAGTTATTCTTACGGGTTGTCTCTCCAGACTCACTCGCTTGCTTAACCTTCACGCCTCTCAACTGTTTAAATGTTGACAACAACTCGTTAGCACTATCGTAGTCAAATGCACCATCTGCCTTCGCAAACAAGTCTAGGCGAACAGGTGAGGATTTCACCCAATTCACAAAGTCTTGGTCTTGAACAATCTGCACATAGTCAGGATGTTCTTGCGTTAACTTCTGCTGTATCTGCATCCGTTTGAAGTCGTTTGCCGCTTGGCGACCCGCAACTACATCAGGATGTTGGTCTACTGTCTTACGAATTGCCTCTTTAGGATTCTCAAAGAAATCTACTTCAGGCTCATCTTTCTCAATAGGTTGTTTGTTAGAACTAAGGTTTTGCTTTATAAGTTCATCTGCCAGTTTACGAATCTCACCGACTTCCTTACCTTGCCTCTCGATTAACTTTTCAGCCTCAAGGTGCATTTTGACCACATCTTCCAAAGACTTTTCCCGATATTTGTCGGGTATTTGGGCGAGTGGCTCTGTTTCAGGGAGTTGTTTTTGTTCCTCAACTGCGTCTAACTCACTTAGCGTCTCATCTTCTTTGTCAATCAACATATTTTTCCTTTTTCCTGCGTTTTGATCGTTCTCAGGACATTTAACTCGCGCTTGTTACGAGTTTTGCTTACGTTCAGACTTCAACTTGTCGAGATGGCTTTTCTCGAACTTCCCATGCGCTGATGGGAAAGAACCAGACCACCCCTCCAACCTAAAGGCTGGCGCACTTAATATGCGGTTGGCTGTATCTCCGCACTCGCACCTAAAATTCTGTGTCTCATAATCACAGAATCTTTCGGTTTTATGCCCGTTTTCACAGGCAAATTCAAATATTCTTCTCATTCAATTCCTCGTATGCTCTTTCGCTGACCTCTTTCAAGGTTCTCAGCCATGTCAGAATTGACAACTCGCCCTTTTTAAAGTGCAAAGTCGCTTCGTCAGGGATTGTACTGATATTGTTCAATGATGCAATCATGTTGTCAATATCTTCCATTAAGTCAAGCCACCCATCAGTTCCCATCGTAGAAAACCGATTTTCGTAGTATTTTTGCAGTTCTGGGGTCATTTAGGATATTTAGCCTTAACCGCTTGGCAGTCGGCTATGTATTTGTCAATCTGTGCTTGGTCACCTTTGGCTATGCCATCCAAATAGTCAGTCATGGGAGGATATTCCGCTTGGCGTTTGGCTATGTAGGCATGAGCATCTATATAGGTTTGAACTGCTGTTTCGTCATAGGTAACGGGGTTGCCATCAGCATCAAAAGCATCGTCACCACGGATAGTAACGACAGAAGAATTGACTGCACGAATTGCTTCATGTTTGTTCATGCGGCTATCTCCATAAGTGTCATTGTTGCGGTTGTACTGCCGTGTTGACTAGTTACTGAAACTCCTGAACTTTTAAACCCTAATGTGTAAGTTGTTGCAGAGGTTGTTGCGGGGGAATCTAAATAATTAATACTAATTCCAGTAACAACAGTACTAGAACCAGCCGTTGCTGTTCCATAAACAAAATATCCTGAACTC